GCACTATCTGCCGGAGGCGCTTGGAGCCCATCAGGGCCGGTCAAGATCGTGGAGCTCCGCCCGACGTTCGCGTACAGATCGCGGCGTTTCTTCGAGGCGACCTGTGCATTCTTTTCGTCGTCGTCTGGATTGGGGGTCGGAGGAGGAGTCAAGGAGGGAGGCTTCGGCTGTTTGCCGAACAGGTCTTTCATCGGGCCTGCGCCTGCTAAGCCTGAGCCCACCATGGCGGCTAATCCCATGCAATGGCTATAGCACAACCTAGGGGAATGCCTAGTTGCAATAGTGACAACTGTTACAGGAAATTACCGAAGCAGTTTTTCAATCTCAGTGCGCGGGATCTTGAATGGACGGACTGTCAGGATCGTCTGGATCTTGCCTTCCTCAATCCAGCGATACACCGTCATGCGTGACACCTGGCAGATCAGCGCCACTTCGGACGGCCAGAACCAGGGGCGATTCGTGTTGAGAAGATTCATAGACCCGCCTTTCTATTAGACTCGCCGGTGACAAACTCCCACAGACAGGACCAGTAGTTTTCATATCGGATCAAGACCCACTCATCCCCTACAGTGAACGGCGCCAGAACCGGCAGAAGGCATGACAGCCCACCGAACACGCAATAACAAGGACTCTCTCCACCGCACAACCACATCGGCAGGCCCGCAAACATGGCCTTGGTCGATGGACTCCCGCACAAGGGACAAGGGCGGAATCCGTTCACGTCAACACCATCCCGTCTCCTCATCGGTCCAGCCTCCTTCCGTTGCTAGGCAAACGAAATTGATGCTCTAACCGTTCTATTTCAAACTCCTCATCAAGCCGCTGCTGACGCGCCGCGAGGTCCGCGAGGTCCGCTTGGCGCTGCTTCTCTCGATGTTGGAGTAGGCGGAAGAAAAGGTCTTTGAATGTCATGGTTATTTGTCCAGTCGTTTGCCGTACACCAAATCAATCAACTCGTGCCCAGTCCATTCAAAGAACCGGCCTACGTCATGCCTGGGCTTGAGCGCCTTCAACGCCGCCACCACCTCCGGCCCAGCCTTCGCGTGTTGATACACCACCTGGCACCCTTCCGCCTTGAGCCGTGCATAGGCATGATCGAGCAACCCCTTGCCGATCAGCAGGCCGCGCCGTGATTTATCGACGTAGAGAATATCTTGCAAGGCTTGGAGGCTGGTCATGTAGCGGAGGTTTGGTCCCACCTTGAAGACCACATAGCCGACCAGCTCGCCGCAGTCTCTCGCGGTATACACCCGTAAGAGTCCAGCTTCTTCCATGGCTCGATAACCGTCTTCGTTCACCTGTAAGGGAATATCCTGAAAATGCGCGATTTCTTTGTAGTGCGCTTCGTAGAGTGGCCGCGCCTCGTCGAACAGATCCACCACGCGCTCTCGCTGAAACGTCAAGCCTCTGAGCTTGCGGTACTCCGGCGCCACCAGGTCAATGATCAGGTGGAGACGATCGCCCCACAGAGAATTCGTGACTCGGTGGGGGAGTTTATGATTAAACCACCACAGTTCTCCTGGTACCATTTTTCGGTGTACCCCGTCACAGGTCAGGATAGATTCACCTTGTAGGCACACATGGAACCGCTCATACTTGTCCGCATACGGGCCTTCGTCGGTGTGTTCAGCAATCTTCCCTCCCGGCTTCATGCGCGTGAGGATGACGCGGCCTACGTCAGTGCCAGAGGGTACGCCACGCGTAATCAACTTGACGGCCTCTTGGGTCAAATCGGAACACTCCAATCGACCTAGCTTGTTGATCGTCTGCACATGATCCTCACTCTCCAAGCAATAGAATCCACCCCATACGCTTTTGTCGGTCGCCCACCGGAGATAGATCGTCTCCGTCTCCTTGTGCGCGGAACCGGGGTAGTGCTGCCGGTCGGTGTGCTCAGCCCACAAAGGCTCGTTGGCGAGGATGCGTGTCAATAACGGGGCAACGTCAAGATTCTCGGCAATCAGCTTGAAGCGCTCCATCACTCCTCCTCCCTCTCCGTCACCGCCTTCCCCTGCCGCCCATCCAGCCAGCTATAGCCGGTCTTGGAGGCGACGGGTTGCGCGTGCGTGAGGCAAAACGCATCCCACAGGTCCGGCGATTCGCCGTTCAATTTCTCCATCACTTGATCTTTCTCCTCGATACAGAAGACCCCGTTGCGAAACGTGTACGTGGTCGCCGTCGCTTCTCTGACCAGCTCCGGCAGATTCGGCAAGGCGCCCCCTTTCTTCACCCAATCCGCCGCTTTGAAGTACATCTCGGCTCGCCGGTTCTTATACCGTCGGTCAATCGCATTCGCCCCGAAGTTGATGCCAATGACCGGATACCCGCCGACTGTGAGCGTATCCAAGATCCCTGCACCCCATCCGCCCGTATCATCGATAAACAGGGCGTCGGCTTGCCATTTCTCATGGCCCTGGGCAATCCGGCCACTGAACGCCCCTGTCCAATCGCGTTGACTCCGATCTGGCCTGAGCACCACCGGCTCAAACGCTTGCAGCCCTTGGCGTGGGAAGATGACCGATCGCGCCCCACCAAAGCGCCCAGGATCGATCCCCATGATTTTAGGTTCATGGCCGTAGACGGTCTGGTGATGCGCCCGGTTCATGGCGGCGTTGACTTCGTTCGGCCCGAGGAGTGTGTTGATCGAGGACTCAGGGAATTCTCCAAAGACGTTGACCTTCACCCACGGATTATCTTTCCCGTACTTCTCGATCTGCTGGCGTGCCCAGTCCTTGGAAATGCGTTGACTTCGTTTCGGATTGTCTGGATCGCCAGTAATAACCATCATCTTCCATAAATGCCGTTCAATCGTTGCAGCTCGATACAATGGCCCCTCAAGATGCGTGGGATTCCCCGCTTGCAGAATGCGATGTTCCCCGCCATCAGTTGCAAGGGAGGCGTCCGCCGTCGCCATGACGGCATCGGGAATCCCGCCCGATTCATCCAGCACCGCGAGCGTATTGATAGCGTGTAGTCCTGCGAGCGTGAGGGATTGCTGATTCTTGTCTGCTGTTTTGCTCCACGTCCGCGCACTGGCCCACCACGTCTCAGGATGATCCACTGAGACGATCATGGTTTTTTGCCACCGTAATTTCGCCTTCGCGTACGCACTCTTGTTGATCCAGTAGGCGAGTTCCGTCCAGAGGTTATCGCGCAGATTTTCCCATGAAATCGATGTCGCCAGGACTTTTGGAAATTCCCGCGTGAGTAAGAAAATAATGATGCACCACGCCAGCCATGCCGTTTTCCCAGGCCCCTTGCACGCTTGTGCTGCAATGCGCTGGATATCGGGATCGCTGAAATAGGTTAATCCTTCCGCCTGCCAAGGATCAGGTTCCACACTAAACAACTTCCGCACCGCATAGATGCCGTCGCGCTTCCACTTGCGGGTTTCACTTCCCATCACTTTCAGCGTGTGTGCTTTTGTAATCGTGTCGGTCACTTCTTTTTCTTCACCGGCTGCTCGATGCCCTCGTCAGCCATCGCCGCTTTCACGATCTCTTCCAACGTCGCATCGAGGCCCAATTCCTTCTTGTCCACCACAAACCCACGCGCCTTACCGTACTCCAACAATCGGGCGCCCTTGGACTTGTATTTGACCTTATGCGTATAGCCTGTGTGTTCGGCCTTGTCGCCCACCTTCGTAAAGTTCTCGACGAGTTCATGCCCCTCCAGCATGTAGGCTTCTGGATCAGCGAGATCATGAATGTCCACCGGCTGGCCCGGTCCCACTACGAGCTTTCGTACGTCACCCTTCAGGTAGGTTTCCATCTCATCAAGCCATTGCTCATGGGTCATGCGAATTTTCGTCGTAATCGGCTCTCGTAACTCGTTCAATCTTTGGACAATGTTAGGGTTTCTCATCAGCTTGGACGCCTCCACGTCAATCGCTGCACGCTTCATGCGCTTCGGGTGAAACGCAGTCTTATACGCCTGATACTGCGTGGCGTCCCGCTTCATCATCTCTTGGCAGAACCGCTCCCGCTTCGGCGTCAGCTTCGTCTTCATGATTCACCCTCTAGGGGTTTTCCCAGTTCCGCCGCTTCCTGATACGTGCGCGTGAGGACTTCGATAGCTTCAGGATGCGAGTACTTGTAGAGCTGCCAACACCTTTTACAGAGGCCGGTCGGCTCACGCTTGGAGCGGTAGGTTGGATGCGTCCGACACCAGTTCATGATTCCCCTCCTTTAAGAGCTTCTCGTGCTGCCTCAAAATACCCATCGTATTTAGGATTCGACATGTCGCGCTTGCCTATATCTAAGATAGCTTGCAATGCCTCTCTCAAGGCCATCTCTCTTCGCTTAAAACTGTCGTGTGTCCAGTGCTCCAGCTCAGCCTTGAGCTTTTTGTTTTCCCGGTACAGGAAGTCGGCTATAGGCCGTGCCTTACAATGACACGGACCATTTGTGTGCATGCCTTTAGCAAGCTCAGGGTACACGTAATGGTACACACATCCATGGTTCGTGCATCCTCTGTTAATAACATCACCCATCATTCCCTCCCTGTGCACACCGTCCACAACAGATACCCAATCGCTACGGCCAGAATCGCAATGAGTGAGCCCATCATGTGGCCCTCCGCGTGAGGTGGTCGAGCATTTCTACACATTGCGTCCACCGCGCCAGATGCGCCTCATGCTTCGGGTCATCCAGCAATGTCGCTGCTACCATCTTTCTGTTGTGCCGGATCTCAGCGCACACCATCCGAATCACCGCTCGATGCTCCTTGCGGAGGAGCTTCACGACTGCATCAGGTGTAAACGTCACGCGCTCGATTCCTGGGGTTGTGTATTTTTTAACCAGTGCCTCTACCTCTCGCTCAAATCGATCCGGTTTCTTTGTTTTCATCTCGCCCTCT